TAGATTTTCCGATTGAAGACAGGAAAGGAGTTTCGTCCCGTGTGATCATCGAAATAAAATTCGCTAAATCTTCACGGTTAGATACGTCTTTACCAGTGCCTGTTGCTCCACGAGCTGTTGTAATATTACGACCACCTGTAGTTGCCATTTTTAAAATCCTCCTAGGATATTATTTAGTTAGGGAGTTGGAGGCGTATTGGCGAAGGAAGTCCATTTGGTCATCCTTAGATGAACCTTCTTTAAATGCACGGGCCTTCACCATTTTTTCCTTATCAGCTGCCTTTTTATTAGAAGCCGCTGGCTTTTTAGTTGGAACTTTCTTAGTTGGAACATCTTTACGTTTTGCAACGCCTTTCGTAACTCCATTCTTTAATCGCCGATAGTCATCAATGAATTTTACAACATTGGGATCTATAACCGAATTTAAAAGTTCATCTGCAATACCATTTTCAAGAGCAAACTCTCGAATTTCAACTGCAACCTTATCATTAAAGTCAGGGATTATTTGTGGGATTACTTCTTGGAAGTGCTGCATCTGGGATGCAAACTGTTCTTCCTGAAGTTTTGTTTTCTGTTCTTCAACAGTTTTCAAAAGGTTCTCACGGGTACTACGTGCAGCCCAGTATTTCTGCTGTGCTTGTTCACGTTTATCCTTGAGATCACTTAGTTCATAAGTGTCCCCACTATCCCTAGCTTCTTTAATCTTGGCTTCAACATCATGGTATTCCTTAGCCAGTTTTTGTTCGTCCATTGTTAGCATTGCATTAGTAGCATCTGACATCTTTGTGATTTCAGATAGCTTAGCAACACGTTCTTCATCAATGGCTTTACGCGCCTCTCCGAGTTCACGACCCTTTTTAGAGAGTGAAGCATCTGTCTGATAGCCTTTAAGCAAATCAGCAAATGAGACTTCCATTTCCTCCCCGTCAATTTTGACAGAGACTTTGGCATCTAAGTCTAGATCATCAACAGTGAATACAGCAGCTTCTTGGGTAGGGGCTTCCGCGCCATCCTCATCTTCTGTTTCTTCTGCATCTTCCTCAGACTCTTCATCGCTAACGGCGGCATCTGCTACATCTGGGTCTTCCTCAGCAGTTGCTTCCGGATCCTCGTACTCGACCTCCTCTTCTGGTAGCGGTACATCATCATCCCGAAGAAATTCGGTATTAGATAGTACGGCATCTAGGAGTTCTTGTTCGTTTGGACCAGCAGAACTGGGAACATCATCCGTGTTGGGTAGAGATTCATTTTGTTCTGACATGTTATATTATCCTTCTTTTTTAGCCGCAGGCTTAGTTGCCTTTGGTACGGATGTTTCTTGCTTGGAGGCGTATCGACCAAGTAGGCCGTACATCGCTTCAAGTTGATTGCAATTCAGTTTAGCTTTACCTGGAGATCGCATAGAATCGTACTCTAACAGGTTAATCATATTTTTTAGATTAGATACTAACTGTTCGTAATCTATAGTATTCATTGTGTGTTGTCCTCAATGTATGGTACGTTTTTTCCGTATGTTTCAAAGTTAATCAACTTCTGTTTAACATCCCCCAGTGAAAGTGCTGAGTTGTAAATAAACTCTCGTGTCTTAACTTCATGTGGATCTGTGCCTAACCAGGCAGTAAAGTACTGCACCAGCAACTCCCCATAGGCTTCATTGAAGAAACTTTCTCGTTGTTGAGAAGAGAATTGCGCACGTACAAGTGCTTCCTTTGCTATCAGATCCGGATGTGTATTTCCTTTCAGCACCTTCTCTGCTGCAACCTTATACTTTTCCATCTTGTTTCCTTATTGGTTATAATTATTTAGACCTATACTTAGAGGTCTTAGCGGCTATCTTTTTAGGTTGAGCAACGTATTGCTTACCTTGTTTAGCACCCTTACGTTTAGCCGCACTTGTCGCAGAGTATTCCTTTGAGGTTAAAGAGTCCCTAGCTTTTTTCGGGAGGTATCGTTCTCCCGTAGCCCCCTTACCTTGAGTAGAGTTCTTACCACTCTTGGTACCCCACTTCTCACCAGTCCACTTATCTAAGCTTGTTTGAGATTTTTTCTTAGGCACGATAACCTCCCCCAGCTTTTTTATATTCACTAGCTAACAGTTGTGCTTTACGTGCAGACCATTGCCCTGAACTGCCCCCTTTAGATCCAGACTTTATTTTGTTAAATAGATTTTTACGCATTGTTGGTTTAGTGTAGTTACCTGCTTCATTGACAGTTGATTTTTTCTTTGGCATTACACAGGTTCTCCATTATGTTTTAACTCAGCGCAGTTGGGGTTTATCTTTGCATGGTTGTATTTATTTTTAATCCTGAGGGATTCATTTAAAATGTCTGCCTTACACTCTTCTTCCGTAATGAATATGTGTGGGCTAGTAACCATTTCACAATGCTCAGCTAAAGAACTCATACAGACTAGTATTATACCAAAATATCCTACTACCATTTTTCTTTATCCGCCCAATATGCAGCAGACATCTTACCCTTTGCTATATTTTTCCCATGACGGGCCTTGAAGCTTGCACGTTTGGCCTTCATCTTATCAGACTCACCAGACCTAGGGGAACCAGCTGTTGATGCACCCTGTTCTCCAAAACGAATTGTCTTAATATTATCACCCTCTTTAGCAACAACAACATGAGATTTAGTTGGGTGTGATGGAGTACGTTTAGGTTTATTATAACCAGACACCCCAACGTTGGTCAGCCTAGAATCTTTTTTCTTTGGCATTAATTAAACTCCTTTTTGTTTTAAGACAACTTCAAAGCAGTAGACCGCAGTGTGAGAGGTGGTTATTAACACTCTTGCTTTTTCTTCTGCAACCTCACAAATAGCTTGGGTTGGAAATTGACCTAATTGGTAATGTACAAAGTTATTGTTCATAACCTGAAACCACACAAGAAACCACATTATTTAATCTCCTCTGCAAGTATTGCCGCTCCCCAGAATAAACCAGCAGTTCCTATTCCAAATATTAACACACATCCCAAAACAGTTAAGAAGTAAAATATCCTATCTCTCTTTTCAGCCTCTGCCTCAAGAGCATCCTTACGTCTCTTACGGGCCTGGGCTTGTTCGTGTACAACACTTTCCCACATACCAGGGGGACCATAGAGCCTGCATACAGATCGTAGTTCATCAGTAACTTCTTTATGTTTCATTTTAGCTTGAGCTATGGCAAACCCTTCTTCCTCTGTAGAAGTAAGTCTACCAAGGGGGCCTTTATGTCTGCCCTTTTCAGCTATGCCAATCTCTGCCTCAAGGTTAGCTAACTTTCCAAAGGCAGGTAAAACACTGTTAACATCTTTACCTGCTTTAACAGCACTACTAATACCACTGGCTATTGTACTAACCGCACTAGCTAACGCCAAAACTTCAATCATTTTTTAAACCTCACTGGCGGGGATCGTCGCTCCTTGCAAAACCTTCCATCATAATTCTGATAGACTTTATATTTTCATCTATACGAGCCAAAGTTAAAGCTTGAGCCTGCACTGTTTGTTCCAGTGTGCTTATACGAGTGTCTTGCCTAACCAGTTCTTTTTCATGATTATGTATATTGTTATCCAAAGAAGAAACATACCATACTAAAAGTATAGTTTGCATAAATATACCTACAACAAAAGTTAGAGGTACTGACTTAGATAGGTGCCAGTCTTGTTTATTATTCATTTTGTAAATCCCGCTCCAAAATATAGGCCAACAATTGCTGACACTATATGTGTATCTAACGGAGTAATCACAAATCCAGTAGCTGCTTGCCACTGTACTGTTCCATCACCACCAAATATCCAATTAATTATACCACCATGCACTTCGGTATAACCTACTATAACACTCACTTCTGGATAGAAAACTGCTACCGCTTTAGGTAACACGATAATAGAAAAAACAGCAGAGAGGGCAATAAGCCTTCTTGTCCACGCAAAGTGAACATCTTTCTGACCATGCTCTCTGGCCTGCTGCATACCGCTTATCATCATCTTTTGTTGTTCATTTTTATTTTTTGTGTTCTGCCCCCAGATAGACATAACTGCACCAAGTACGGTGGAGAAAAGCATTGTAACTAGCTCTAAAGGTAATCCAAACATTTCCTCCACCTCCTATGGTTTATGCTTCCCCTGCAAGCATTGATCGTGCAAGGTTTGTTATTTGGTTAAAGTCAGGCCGTGCTGGGGGTTCAATACCCTCTTTACGAGCCTTAATATCAATCTCTGCCCACTGTTGGAAATGCTTATCAATAGATATAGCTAACTGTTTAGTGTTGTCATCTACAGTGTTCTTAGATTGTGCGTTGGTAAAGTTAACATTAGCTTCAGCAAGTGATGCATCGGCTTCCATCTTACGTTGTGAAAGAGCACCATCCTTCTGAACCTTTTCAGATTGCTGTTGAACAGTTTTAATTGCTCTCTCTTTGAACTCATCTGTTGTGTAGTCTTCAAGATAATCATGACTATCAATACCCATAGATTCTATAAGTTTTGTAGCTAAGATAGCAGGGGCTTCCGGACGAATTACGACACCTTGACCCTGACTGTTAAGAGCGGGTAATACAGTTCCACCAAGCATCTCAAACTTTTTAATCATGTTTGCGTTTGAGTTTTCACCGATATCTAGAAACACCTCAACATCCATACGTGATGGTAGTGACATGATATCTATCTCTGCGAACACACCTTGGTAACTAAACTTAGAGTGTGTCTTCAAACATTTACGCATTGTCTTATACACACCTGTACACAGACGCTTCATACCTGTCTCTGCAAACCTACGAGCAATATGCTGAATGCGTTTTTGAGATGCAGACTGAACTGCAGCTACCTTTGATTCACTATTACCAGACACATACAAAGAATCGTTAAGACCTTGAGCAGCCTTAGACATGCCTGTTGCCTGTTCCTTAATTGTCTGTAAGTGTGAGAGTAGCGGTACAGTGCCTGAACTGATTGCCTCTGGAGGCATAGCGGCTACAGCACCATTTGGATTTCCATTAGTTGGGATAATCTGTTTTGGCCTAATGTTCTGGAGAGCAGAAAAATCAACAACGTTTGGATCAGCAAGTTTTGGTGAATAGTTTGTAAGATATGTATTCTCAACGAACCCACGAAGAATTGCAGTAGATGCTAGTGTAGATGAACGTGTGAAGTCAGCAATGGACAAACCATAAAACTCATATGGGATATCAATAGGTGATAGACAAGCAACTGGAATCATATCCACATCACATTCATACAATACTGTATTACCTGCGGTAATGAAGTGTTTAAGTTCAGCAACCCCATCGCCATCTCGGTCAACGTTAATCCAACACTCTGTGATGGTAACTTCCCGATTGGCCTCTAATGCTGTGATGTCATCAGTCATATTACCTTGCATGTAACTCTGACCTGTGACTAGCTTACGTGCTGCAATATCTTCTGCATAGCTACCATTACCATCCCAACCAGTGTCATAACCAAGCTCATCCCATTCATCTTCACCAATACTGTCTGCAACATCAGGCCACATCTTACGGATCTCTGAGCGGGTTAGGATTGTCTGTATACCTACAAAACTAGCATCATCAATTGACTTAGCATCCCTAGAGATCCTGAAAGATTCTGGTGGGATGTTCTCAATCTTAACACGAGAGTTATCATTCTTACGACGAATACGTACATCAACATAAACCAACTCAGCATCTTGCTGTCCGGTCTCCATGTTTAACTCACCTAATTCATTTTCATAATTAAGATCACCAATGATCTCAACTCCTTCTTCAGCAAGGAGGATATCCAACTGGCCTTGAGAGATCTTCTCGTATTCTTCAAACTCGTAGTCGTAACCCTCTACATAGTCCCACCGAATGATACCATTCTTCCACAATAAGGCACTTTTTATCCAGGTTTGGATAAGTTCCCACCCATTATTCTGTTTAAAGATAGCATAATTAGTAATCATGGAGGCATCCCTAGCACTTTTAAAAGAGCCTGGGGAGTTGTCATATGGTACAAATCTAGCCAATTTTCCGTTGTTTAGAAATAGATCAGACAAGATTGCAGTGTATGCCTCTACTGTTTCTGTAGTAGATGTGTCAACAATACTAGATACACCCTGAGGTGCTAAGTGATCTGCAGCAACACCTGCAAACTCATACGTAGATCGTTGACGTTCCCGTGTCATATCAGAGGAGTTTAACCATTCCCCTGTAGAGCTCTGAATACCAGTCTCGATTAAATTAATCAGACTATCATCAGACACTTTTTCTTTATACTTATTACCAGCCATTAGAATGAACCCCTTCCTGTAAGA